TAAAGATATCACGAATACCAGCCATCATAAAATCAAAAACCAAAGCCGCAGGATCAGTTCCATGAACATCAAGTCCAACAGAACTAAAACTACGAACCGGGTCTTTCATCATCGCAATTTGAAAATCCATTGTGAGCCTACGACCAGCAATAACTCCTGCCATACTTCCCGCTTGTATTGTTCGCATATTTTTACCTCTGGGCAACACTTCCTGTTTTCCAAAAACACAGTAAGCGTCCAAAGGTAATCTACCATCCATCAACACACCAAAGTATTGGTCACAATACTCACGAGCCAAAGGGTCAACAACCTGTATCTCACCAAATGCGTCGTAACGAAGCCAATCTGACTTCTTACTAGCAGTTCCATCCTTCAAACTAGACTTTTGTCCCTTCAACGGTCCTCCAACAGCAGTATTCAACGCCAACGGTTTAATAGGCTTAACACCCCTAACTCCTTCATCAAACGTCTTGATAGTAATATTCTTCATAGGTGGACATTGCTCAAACATCCACTCCGAAATAACATCAAAGAATTCTACTACTTCAAAACCCTCTCTAACAACAAAAGGAGCGTCAACCTTAACATCTTTATAAGCCAATAAAGCATTATCAAATCCTTCTTGAGTTGGCCTAACAGGCGCATACCCAAGGTCACCATAAATACCATAAAACTCTGATCGCTTATATCCAGTATTCCATGTAAAATTCTGAGCCCAATTCTTGTCCACCGTTCCAGCAACTTGTATTGTCAAACCCTCTTTATAGGGAGTGAACTCCTTATTAACACTAAGTCCCTCACCAATCTTCAGAGAGGCTTCGCCATCAACCTGAGCTGCCTTAGGAGTGGGGTTATAAACCTCACTGATAATAGACATCCAGGCATCATACCAAACTTCATCCAAAGGTATGGAAAAAGACATGCTGTCACTAGGAGCACCAGCACAATGCATTCCCATAATCCGACCTAAATCATCATAATACAAATTACCACAATAACCTTTTCCACCTTTATTCAAGTGCGACCACATAACCGGGCAAGCATATTTCTCATAACGAATATCGCTCACACAACCTTGTACAGGTGCCTCCCGCAGCACTGTGGTCAATTTCTTGGGTTCCATATAGGAGAACCAAGCATTCATACCTGAATAATCAATAGAAGAAGGTGCTAACTTCTTAGGTTTCAAACAAGCTCTGGGTTGCAGAGTCTTTCCAAAAATAAAACAGCATTCGTCCCGTTCGAAATTGATTTGAATATCAATAGGAGCCAAAAATGACCGATTCTCAACGGATTTACTTTTATCAATGCTTGGAATGTAAACATCCACAACATCAACTCCAACAAATCCATGAGCAGTAGTCATGAAAGCTCTATCAGCAATCCAAAATCCACCCGTGTCCATCACGACCGTGTTCTTTCCAACACGGCCACGAACAGTTAAATACTCTCTCATCGCCAAATCACCATTAATACTATCCGTTATAACCTTAAGATTTCCCCCAAAAGCTTCTCCAAAAACCTTAGGACCACCATCACCTTTTACAACTGAACTAGCTGTAACAGGCTTAGATTTCTTCTGAATTCTAGTACCAAGAGGTGCTTGAGTATATGTGATACTCTCAGCTTGCACCCCCTCAGGTGTACTAAAATATTGGCGCAATGCAATCATCGCACCAATAGCAGAAAACAATCCAACAACCATGGCTATCTTAGTCTTTTGAGAAAAACCAGTTTCAGGCACCTTAAGTTTCATTCCTTCAGCATAGGCCTTCTGAATAGCCTCTTCCTTTTTAACCGCTTCAGGCAACAAATCAGCAACAAATGATGCAACATGCAAAGCACGTTCAACAACAGATTGATCAAACTTGCATTGTGGATCTTTGAATGAATCGCCATGAACCTCACCATTAGCCTTCTCTCGAAGTCTTCG